TGACGCCTACTCAGTATCGCGCCCTGGTCCGCACCCTAGCCGGCTACCTGCCCGCCCGGTTCGACGTATCGCAACGCACGCCACACGGCGCCGTTTACGTTCTCGTCACAACACCGGCCGATACGTTCTCTTTAACCCTGAACAATCGCGGCCGCGTTTTGTACGGCTGACTGCAAAAGAATGCTTGACGCCATACGCCAGGCGTGCGAAACTGCAATCTGGAATAGAGGGAATGTAAGATGGAAATGACCGCCGCAGAAATAGGAATCGCGAATGCAGAATGCGCGTTCAATTTACGCCTCGATTATGACAGCCTGAAAGACGCTATCGACAGCTTTTACGAGAACATTCAGGACACTTTAATAGACGAAGGCATGTTGAACGACGCCAATCTGCGCGCAGCGCAGGACGCCTTTGACGCGCACGTCGCAAAGATTCTCGCAGCTAAGTAAACGGAGAACGCACATATGGAAACGGACGCAGGCTTTATCCTCGGAATCGTGGTTGCCGTACTGGCAGCAGTCGCAGGGCTGCGCGCTTAGGCGCGCGGCTCACATTAGCGCCCGCTACATTAGCGCCCGCTACATAAGGGCCTGCTACATTAGCTCTGAGCGAAGGGCAGGGGGGGGTAGGGCCCTGCCGAAAGGTCCACGCTGACGTACCTCTCGCGAACAATTTTTTGCAAACAATTTTTCATTTTTCAAATTTTTTGCTACAGTCCTCGCCATGACATGGCGCTCACTTCCATTCGAACCGCGGCAGGTGCAGGCGACGGAGGCGCGTCTGGACGCCATCTACAACGCCGCGCGTCTGGGCCTCAAAGGCGACGCGCTGGCGCTGGCGTCGGGAATGCTCCCCACCGAATACCGCCGGTTGTGCCAATTCGACCCGTTGGCCGAAATGGCCGAACTCAAAGGCCGCGCGGACGGCGAGTTGCTGGCGTCCCGGCAGCTGCACGACGCTGCGGCCGCGGGCGACGCCAAGGCGGCGCTGGACATCCTCAAGCACGTCCACGGCTGGACGGCGCGCACGGCTATCGACGTCAGCGTCGAGCAGACCATCTCAGTCAAGCACGCGCTGGAGTTGGCGCAGCAGCGCGTCATAGAGGGCGCATACGAGGTCATCGAACATGCAAACGCCGCAGTACTCGCCCCAGGACGAGATGGAACTGATGGCTCGCCTGTGGAGCCCCCAGTTAGCGGACGATCCGCTTAGGTTCGTCCTGTTCGCCTACCCGTGGGGGCAGGCCGGCACGCCGCTGGCGCACTTTGAGGGCCCGCGCAAGTGGCAGCGGGAGGTGCTGCGCAAGCTGGCAGCGCACATAGCGGCCAACAAGCCGCTCAAGGACTTTAAGATGTTCCGGCACGCGACGTCTTCGGGCCGCGGCATCGGCAAGTCGGCGCTCGTCAGCTGGGTCATCCACTGGTTTCTGTCCACCCGCATCGGGGCAACGACCATCGTGTCGGCCAACACCGAGAACCAGCTGACCACCAAGACGTGGCCGGAACTGACCAAATGGCTCGGCATGAGCATCAACAGCCACTGGTTCGAGCCGTCCGCGACGCGGGTGGTGCCGGCCAAGTGGCTGACGGAGGCGGTCAAGCGCGACTTGAACCGGGACACGCGGCTGTGGGCGGCGCAGGCGCAGCTGTGGAGCGCGGAGAACCCCGACGCGTACGCGGGCACGCACAACTTCGACGGCGTGCTGCTGATCTTTGACGAGGCGTCGGGCATCGACGACACGATCTGGTCGGTGTCGGCGGGCTTCTTCACGGAAAACACGCCGAACCGCTTCTGGCTGGCGTTTTCCAACCCGCGCCGCAACAGCGGGTACTTTTACGAGTGCTTTCACTCCAAGCGGGAGTTTTGGGACACGCAGATCGTGGACGCACGGACGGTCGAGGGAACCGACAAGGCGGCGTACCAGCAGATCATCGACGAATACGGCCCCGACTCGGCGCAGGCGCACGTCGAGGTGTACGGTCAGTTCCCGAACGCGTCCGACGACCAGTTCATCCCCGTGCATCTGGTGGCCGACGCCATGCAGCGACCGGCGTATAAGGACGCCAGCGCGCCCGTGGTGCTGGGCGTGGACCCGGCGCGGTTCGGGTCGGACTCGACGGTCATCGCCGTGCGGCAGGGCCGCGATCTGGTGACGATCCGGCGGTACAAGGGAGCCGACACGATGGAGGTGGTCGGGCACGTCATCGAGGCGATTGAGGAGTTCAAGCCGACGCTGACGGTCGTGGACGAGGGCGGGCTGGGCGCGGGCGTCGTGGATCGGCTCAAGGAGCAGCGGTACAAGGTGCGAGGGGTGAACTTTGGCAACAAGTCGCGGAATGCGCTCATGTGGGGCAACAAGCGGGCCGAGATGTGGGGCGAGATGCGGGAATGGCTGAAAAGCGCCCACCTGCCGACCGACCGTTACCTGAAGAGCGACCTGATTGGGCCCCTCATGAAGCCCGACAGCCGGGGGACGATCTTCTTGGAGAGCAAGAAGGACATGAAGGCCCGCGGCCTCGCCTCGCCCGACGCCGCCGACGCCGTAGCGGTTACTTTCGCTTTCCCCGTTGCGCATCGAGAGGCCCGCGTTGACACGCCGCGCCCCCGCGGATACGGTAGCGTGAACACCTCCACCTCTTGGATGGGCGCCTGATGGCTAAGAAATCCGTATCGCTGTCTGTCGGACGCGGCGAGAAGCTGCCCGCAAAGCAGGGCGCCGGGCTCACGGCCAAGGGCCGAGCCAAGTACAACCGTGAGACGGGCAGCAACCTGAAGCCGCCCGCGCCCAACCCCAAGACGAAGGCTGACAAAGGCCGAAAGGCGTCGTTCTGCGCCCGGATGGGCGGCGTCGTCGCCAAGTCAAAGAATGCAGAGCGCGCCAAGGCGTCCATGCGGAGGTGGAACTGTGGCTAAAAAACCCGGACTTTACGCCAACATTCACGCCAAAAAGGCGCGTATTGCCGCCGGATCGGGCGAAAAGATGCGCAAGCCGGGGACCAAGGGGGCCCCGACCGCCAAGGCGTTCCGCGAGTCGGCCAAGACGAGGAAAAAGTAATGCCTCTCGTTAAATCCGCCTCCAAGCAGGCGTTCCGCAAGAACGTCAAGACGGAAATGGCCCACGGAAAGCCGCAGAAGCAGGCGGTGGCGATTGCCTACGCCACCAAGCGCGCCGCGGCGTCCAAGAAGGCTGGAAAGAAGTAATGGACCGCAAGGACATGCTGGCGACCATGCGGTCGCGGTTTACGATGGCGATAGCGGCCTACTCGGACAGCCGCGAGGACGAGCTGGACGACCTGCGGTTCATGGCGGGCTCGCCGGACAACAACTGGCAGTGGCCGGCAGACGTGCTGGCGACCCGTGGGTCCGTGCAGGGGCAGACGATCAACGCCCGGCCGTGCCTGACGATCAACAAGCTGCCCCAGCACGTCCGGCAGGTGACGAACGAGCAGAGGCAGAACCGGCCGTCCGGCAAGGTGATCCCGGCCGACGACCGCGCGGACGTGCGTGTGGCCGAGATATTCAACGGCATGGTGCGGCACATCGAATACATCTCGGACGCCGACGTCGCCTACGACACGGCGTGCGACAACCAGGTCACGTACGGCGAGGGCTACATCCGGCTGCTGACGGAGTACACCCGCGACGACAGCTTCGATCAGGACATCAAGATCGGCCGCGTCCGCAACTCGTTCTCGGTCTACATGGACCCGACAATCCAGGACCCCTGCGGGGCCGACGCGCAGTGGTGCTTCATCACCGAAGACCTGACCAAGACGGAATACGAGCGCCTGTTTCCCGACGCTATGCCGATTTCGTCTATCCAGACGCAGGGCGTGGGCGACGCGTCGCTGTCCCAATGGCTGGCCGAGGACACGGTGCGGATCGCTGAGTACTTCTATTACGAGTTCAAGGAAGCTACGCTGAACCTGTACCCCGGCAACATCACGGCGTTCAACAAGACGCCGCAGGATGCCGCCCTGCGGGCGATGTTTGGCAAGCCGCTGCGCAGCCGGCGCTCCGACCAGCGGATCGTCAAGTGGGTCAAGACTAACGGCTACGAAGTGCTTGAAGAGCGCGATTGGGCGGGCAAGTGGATACCCGTCGTGCGCGTCGTGGGCAACGAGTGGGAGGTGGACGGGCAGCTGCACGTCTCCGGCCTTGTGCGTAACGCCAAGGACGCCCAGCGCATGTACAACTACTGGGTAAGCCAAGAGGCCGAGATGCTGGCGCTGGCTCCCAAGGCGCCGTTTATCGGCTACGGGGGGCAGTTTGAAGGCTACGAGATGCAGTGGAAGACGGCCAATACGAACAATTGGCCGTATTTGGAGGTCAACCCCGACGTCACTGACGGCGCGGGCGCTCCGCTTCCTCTGCCCCAGCGCGCTGCGCCGCCTCTGGCCCAGACCGGGCTCATTCAGGCTAAAATGGGCGCCTCCGATGACATCAAGGCCACCACTGGTCAGTACGACTCTAGTCTTGGGGCGCAATCGAACGAGCGGTCCGGTCGAGCTATTCTGGCTCGTGAAAAGCAGGGAGACACGGGCACTTATCATTACGTCGACAACCTTGCCCGCGCAGTTCGACATGTCACGCGTCAGCTTGTTGATCTCATCCCTAAAATTTACGACACCGAACGGGTAGCGCGGATTGTCGGCCTCGACGGCGAAGTCGGGATGGTCAAGATCAACCCGCAGCAGCCGGAACCCGTCAAGGAAATCCGCGACCAGAACGGTTTTGTGATCGACAAGATTTACAACCCGTCTGTCGGCGTCTACGACGTCATGGTCACGACCGGCCCAGGCTACATGACAAAGCGTCAGGAAGCTCTGGACGCCATGTCTATGCTGCTTCAGTCCAACCCCGAACTGTGGCGCGTGGCCGGCGACCTGTTCATCAAGAACATGGATTGGCCGGGCGCGCAGGAGATGGCGCAGCGGTTCGCCAAGATCATCGACCCGAAGATTTTGGAAGGCGAAGACGAGTCGCCCGAGATGCAGGCCGCCAAGATGCAGCTTGACATGCTCACGCAGGAGCTTAATCGCGTCGTCGGAATGCTTGAGAAGGTCGAGCAGTCGATGGAAGCGCAGGAGCTTCAGATCAAGGCGTACGACGCCGAAACCAAGCGCATTTCGGCCGTGCAGGCTGGCATGACGCCCGAGCAAATCCAGGAAATCGTCATGGGAACCATCGCCGCGGCGATTGATACGGGCGATCTGGTGCCGGGTAACGCTGGTCCGCTGCGCGAACCAATGCCTATGATGGCCGAACAGCCGCCGATGATTGAGGGGACACCGCAATGAGTTGCGAAAAGTTTATCGGAACGCTGTTTCTGGCCCGAGATGTCGCGCATTCGGTGCACCTGAACACGCGGTCCTTTGCCAAGCACAGCGCCCTGAACACGTTCTACGACGAAATCGTTGATTTGGCAGACAAATTTGCCGAAGCGTTTCAGGGAAAATACGGCCTGATCGGCCCGATTGCGCTGATGTCGGCCAAAAAGACCAACAACATCGTTGAGTTTCTGGAGGGGCAGGTCGAAGACCTTATGACCATGCGGTACGAGGTGGTCGATAAGGAATGCACGCCCCTTCAGAACATTATCGACGAAATCCTCGGTTTGTACTATTCTACCCTTTACAAACTGAAATTCCTCGCGTGAGGTAGCACACATGGAACTTCTTAATCCGCTGTATGGCGATCAGTTTCCGGCTCGAACGGTGTCCTACACGGGCACAGCGGGCTCGACGGGTACTTGGGCTGCTGGCCCGCAGGGCGTGGTCGTGTGGTCCGACCAGCCGTGCTACATCATCGTGGGCGAGGGCGTGACGGCTACGACGTCGAATGGCGTTCCGCTGCCGGCCAACACGCCGGTGCCCTTTACGGTGCCTGGCGGCACGGGCGCCCCGTGGCGCGTCAGCGCCATTCAGGTTAGCACGGGCGGCACGCTCTACGCGAAGCCGATCAACATCCGATGAGCTTTGGCATCCCCGTCCGCAATGGCCTCGGCCTTGGACTGCTGGCGTCTACGTCGCTGGCGACGGGGAATGTCGGCAGTCCCGCGCTCTATTTGCCGTTTGCCCTGACCGGCACGCTTGACCCGCGCATTACCTTCTCGCGCCCGTCGAATGCCACGCTGTATGACAGCACGGGCAAGCTGACGTTCGCGCCGAATAATGTGCTGACTTACTCGCAAGAGTTTGACAATGCAGCGTGGATCAAGACGAGCGGTTGGTTGACAGTCACACCAAACGCCGGTGTGGCTCCAGACGGCACCACAACCGCCGATAAACTTATTCCCCGCGCAAACGCGGACCCGTACCACCAGGCTAGGCAAAATACGACAAGCGGCGCAGCCAAGTATATTCAGTCATATTATGTAAAAGCAGACGGCTATAGTCGCGTAGGAATTCGCGAGGACGGAGTTGTCGGCCAATGGGCGACGTTTCTGTTGTCGGGCAGCGGAAGCGTAATTGACAAGCATCCAAACGCAACAGCCTCAATAGTTTCGGTTGGCAGTGGTTGGTATCGTGTAATCTTGGTGCCTTCGACAATAGCGGCTAATATGGCAACGGCACTTTACGTCCTTAACAATGCTTACACAAGCGGATCTCCTGACGGGTACACGTATGCGGGGGATGGTGTCAGCGGCGTTCTGGCGTGGGGGGCTCAATTTGAAGCCGTCACCTACCAGACGACGCCCTCAACCTACGTCGCTACGACGGCCTCCGCTTATTACGGCCCGCGCTTTGACTACGACCCGGCCACGCTGGCGGCGCGCGGGTTGCTGGTGGAGGAGGCAAGAACGAACCTGCTAACTTACAGTGAGCAGTTCGATAACGCGGCTTGGGCGAAGAACACCTGTAGTATTACAACGCCAACTGCTATAGTTGCGCCTGACGGAACTCTTACCACCGACAAGCTGGTTGAAGGGGTTGGCACGTCGCGGAAGTTTATAGGTCAGGTTGTTCCTTTCTCTAACGCCACAATTTCTGTTTACGCGCAGCAGGCAGAGAGGTCATTCGTAACTATAGGCACCACAAACGGAACTGGTTTGTGGAGCGTGTCTCAGTTTAATTTGTC